AACAGCAGGTGATCTCTCTTGCGGCTCCATCACCCACGGGAACCGCCGTATTTCATCTGGAGGAGATGAATGTATATTAACCCAATTACGTGCTCTCGCATCCTCCATGCGACAGTAATCTCCATAATCTTCGTTCGGTTTGTATTTATCAAACCATATCTTCGCTCTATCTCTATACGATTGTGATACAGAAATAAGCGGTAAATTAGCCTCATGGGCTAATAATTTTATATGCGGCTGAAACATGCTATACACACTCTCACCATGTGCAAACAATTCCTGCATAAAACCATCAATGTTACTTATCATTACATTCCTCTCTGTCTCGTCTTTCTTTATCCAATTATACAATCCCTTGTACATGGAATCTATGGATAAAGCACCCAATACACAATCTATTAATGGATGGTACACAAAACTTCTCTTTAAAAAAGTAACATCTGCTATAGATAATAACTTTACATTATTGTTATCATCTTTTTTATCAGTAGTAAATGTCATGCCAATTGTATTTAAATACAATTGCATAACAGCAAAATTAAAGTTAACGTTACTACTTACGTTAACTACAATGTCATCACCATATGTGATAACATTGACGTTGTCCCTAAAAGGGGCATTGTTGGTGTTGTAATATGCACATCGCGCTACTAATGAATTCATAATAGAATTCATGTATGTAGTCATTGTTTGTCCCGAAGGATTGCATGCTGTCATGCGTATTACAGCGCCATAACACACTACCAATGCATTTATTAAATTGGAACGCAAAGTATACATAATTCTAATGTCCTGATCTGTATACAATTTATGAAAATTATTACAATGCTTAACTGTATTCATAATAACTTCGAAAGCTGCCTCCATCAATTGAGAACTAACCTTCTGATCCCATCCTTTATAATCACCAGCAAAAACCCTTTCTGCACCAAATAAAGTAATATATTCAAATAGCTCATAAAACTCAGGAGCATAACAATTTATTCCTACTGCGCACTCCGAAGCCAATGGAAGAATACTAAATATTCGTAAAACAGGCAAAAAATATTTTCTTAATAAAATGCTTAATGGTAAACTACTAGCTTGAAAAATACGTACTTTTTCATTCACTTCTCCAGCCGAATTAATTTTTTTTACAATTTCATCCTTAGCAGTACTGTTAAAAGGAAAATAACACTCAATCCCTCTTGCAAGTGTGACCTCATATTTAGCAATTTCAAGCCATAAAAATTCCTTACTTTCTTTCAAAATGTATTGTTCATTCCCAATATCGTCATGTATTAAACTTACCAAATTCTTAGATTTTTTACCACCGTACGGCAACCCAAC